TTTGGACTAAGCGCGGCGACAATAGCGACAATAGCAACGACGGCAGTCGGAGTAGGTTCAGCAGCACTTAGCGCAAAACAGAGGCGTAAAGCACAAAGAAAAGCTGAAGAAGCTGCGCAAAAAGCGGCTTTAATTGAAGGAGCTGCGCCTTCGATAAGTAAGGTTTCAGAAGTAATCCCCGAAGAAATACTAGGTAGCGAAGTTACTGGATTAGCAGCTGCGTTAGACGCGATGGATTATCAAGGCGGTCAACCGCCGATTCCAGGACAAGACGATGCGATGGGCGCAATGCCTACGGATCTATCTGAAGAAGAACTGATGATGATATTAGAGCAGCAGGGCGGATTACAAGGGTTAATGCCTCAAATGGCAGACGGTGGGCCGGTAGGTACGCCGAACGACGTTTATTATTTTGGTGTCCCGCAAATTATGGGGATGATGCAAGACCCCGATCCGCAAATCCAACAAGTCGGTATGCAACTCGCTGGTCAAATGGAAGCGATGCCTGATGCGGGGATGGTGCCAGCTACTCAAGATCAAATACGCACGATGGCTTACGGTGGAGCAATATCCGAGGAACGTCTTAATAATCAAAGACTCCGTTGACCACTCCACTTGATCAATTAAAAAGTGTAGACCTTTCGCACCTATCTAAATCAGAAGCGAAAGAATTTACGCTTCTTTTAGAAGAATTAGAAAAGCGTGAAAAACGTGAAAGTTCGATGGCGTCGTTTTACGATTTCGTTAAAACGATATGGCCAGAGTTTATCGCGGGTGCCCATCATAAAAAGATGGCTGAAGCATTTGATAAAATCGCGAACGGTGAATCTAAACGGCTTATTATTAATATGCCGCCTCGTCATACGAAATCTGAATTTGCTTCGTATCTGTTCCCTGCATACTTATTAGGTAAAAGACCTAAACTCAAAATTATTGAAGCTACGCATACCGCTGACTTAGCGATCAATTTCGGTCGTAGAGTTCGTGACTTAATTGAAAGTGACGATTACGCAGAGATTTTTCCAGCTACCCAACTAAAAGCCGACTCCCGTAGCGCGGGTAAATGGACGACATCGCAAGGCGGTGAATATTATGCGGCGGGTATTGGTGGTGCGTTAGCGGGTCGTGGTGCTGATTTGTTTATTATTGACGACCCGCATTCGGAACAAGATGCGTTTTCGGATAAAGCGTTAGAAGAAGCATACGAATGGTATCAGACTGGGCCTCGTCAGCGCCTACAACCAGGAGGTGCGATCGTTATCGTAATGACTCGTTGGTCTAAAAAAGACGTTACGGGTAAATTGATTAAGAAAATGACTCAGGAAAAAGGTGGAGATGAATGGGAACTAATAGAGTTCCCTGCGATATTACCGTCAGGTAAATCGTTATGGCCTGAGTTTTGGTCGTTAGAAGAATTAGAACGTACGAAAGCAGCAATCCCTCCGTCGAAATGGGCAGCGCAATATATGCAGCGGCCTACAGGCGAAGGTATTTCGATAATACCGAAAGAGTGGATTAAGTTTTGGCCGTCTGACGACCCGCCGACATGCGATTATTTAATCCAAAGTTTCGATACGGCGTTTTTAAAATCCGAAAGAGCTGACTATACGGCGATAACGACGTGGGGTGTGTTTTATCCCGAAGGTAAAATAGGGGATGAACACTATAGCGGAGCAGATGCCCATATTCTTTTATTAGATTGCGTAAAAGAACGGTTAGATTTCCCTGAACTTAAACGCGAAGCCGCCCGATTGTACGAATATTGGGAACCTGATAGCGTAATTATCGAAACGAAAGCGTCAGGTATCCCGCTAACCCAAGAATTACGGCGTCAAGGTATCCCTATAAACACCTTTTCACCGAGCAAAGGGCAAGATAAGATCGCGAGGTTAAACGCAGTCAGCGGTATTTTCCAAGAAGGGCGCGTTTGGGTGCCGGAAACGAATTGGGGGCAAGAATTAGTCGATGAAATCGTAGATTTTCCTAACGGAGAAAACGACGATTGCGTAGATGCGACGACTTTAGCCTTACATCGCTTTAGACAAGGCGGTTTTTTACGTTTAGATGGCGATTATAGCGACGAAGAAGAGTATTATCCGAAAATACGGGCATATTACTAATTTACCGTTGTAAAAAACTAGAGTAGGGTAGCGTTCCATGGCTGAAGTGCAATTCCCAGAGGATTTAGAGGGCGAAGAACGGGTAGAAATCCTGTTTGACGAGGAAGATAACCTCATTGACCCTTCGATGTTAGAAATGGAAGTAGATATTCCATTCGAAGAAAACCTCGCCGAGTATTTAGACCCCGCTACACTTAACGAAATCTCTTCTGAGCTATTAAGTTCGTATCAAGACGATGTCGATAGCCGAGAAAACTGGTACGAAACTTTCCGAGACGGTTTAGAACTACTAGGTATCGAAAATGATCCTCGTAGTGAACCGTTCGAAGGTGCTAGTGGTGTATACCACCCGCTTTTAGCAGAAGCAGCCACTCATTTCCAAGCCCAAGCGTATAAAGAACTTCTACCAGCTAACGGCCCAGTAGATACGAAAATTATGGGCGCGTCTAACGATCCGAAAGCGATGCAGGCTAATCGCGTAAAAGATTTTATGAACTTCCAGCTTATGTACAAGATGGAAGAATACGATCCAGAAATGGATCAGATGTTGTTTTACTTACCGCTTGCAGGTTCTTCGTTTAAGAAATGTTATTACGATCCAACGATGGGTCGTGTCGTTTCTAGGTTTATTAAAGCAGAAGATTTAGTCGTCCCGTATACCGCGACAGATTTACATACGTCACCCCGTATTACGCATCGTATGACGATGACGGAAAACGATCTCCGTAAGTTACAGCTCAGTGGATTTTATACTGACGAAGAAATGAGTCGTCCTTCGTACTCCGAACAAGAAGATCCAGTTCAACAAAAGATAGACGAAATAGACGGCGTATCAAGAACAGGCCGACAAGCTGATTATACGTTACTTGAGTTCCACGCTGAATTAGATATCGAAGGTTTCGAACATACGGATAAAAACGGAGAAGCTACAGGGTTAGCAATCCCTTACATTATTACGATCTGTAAAGATAATAACCGTGTTTTATCTGTTCGTAGGAACTATGTAGAAAACGATCCAATGCGTAAAAAGATTGAATACTTTACGCATTACAAATTTCTTCCAGGATTAGGTTTTTACGGTTTCGGGCTAATTCATATGATTGGCGGCGTTACGAAATCAGCGACCGCAATCCTCAGGCAGCTTATTGACGCAGGTACGTTAGCGAACTTACCCGCTGGATTTAAAGCACGTGGATTAAATATCCAACGGTCTGATGATCCCGTACAACCAGGAGAATGGCGTGACGTCGATACTCCTGGAGGTACAATCCGCGATGCGTTTATGCCGTTGCCGTTTAAAGAACCAAGTCCTGCGTTAGCGCAGTTGATGGGTGTTTTAGTAGAATCCGGACAGCGGTTTGCTGCTGTTATGGATAACCAGACAGGAGACGGTAATTCCAACGCTCCTGTAGGTACGACTGTTGCGTTGCTAGAAAAAGGTCAGAAAGTAATTTCTGCGATTCATAAGCGTTTGCATTATGCGCAACGTAGTGAATTTAAAATCCTTAAAAGATTATTCGGCGAATATTTACCGCCTGAATATCCGTATCAAGTACAAGGTGGACAACAAACGGTATTCGCTACCGATTTTGACAATAGCGTAGACGTTATCCCTGTTTGTGATCCGAATATTTTTAGTACGACGCAACGTATTATTTTGGCACAAACCCAGCTTCAAATGGCGCAGAGTGCGCCGCAGATCCATAATATGAAAGAAGCGTTCCGCAAGATGTATATCGCGCTGAACATTAAAGATATCGACGATATCTTGCTACCAGATATGGCTCCTGCTCCGAAAGATCCCGTCCAAGAAAATATGGACGCATTGTTAGGAGCGCCGTTACAAGCGTTCCCGCAACAAAATCATGATGCCCATATACAAGCACATATGGCATTTATGCAAAATCCTCAAGTCCAACAAAATCCAGCAGCTATGGCTGCATTACAAGCGCATATTCAACAGCATCAAGCTCTGAAGTATCGTTTACAAGTTATGGAAATGTTGGCGCAACAAGGTATGCAATTACCTCAAATTGGCCCAGATGGTCAAATGCCTCAGCTTCCTCCCGAGATAGAAAGCGAAATAGCAATAGCTGCTGCACAAGCTACGCAACAAATTACAGGCCAAGAACAAGCCTTAGCACAAGCGATGGCGCAGCAACAAACAGATCCAGAACGTCAGATGTTCCAAGAACAAATGCAACTCGAATTCGAAAAGCTCGCGCAGCGTGATAGAGAATCTCAGCGTAGAGCCGAAGTCGAAAGAGAACGTATGGAATCTCAAGAACAGCAAACGGATATCCGAGTAGCTTCTGACTTACAACAAGCAGAAATGCGCGACGATAGAGACGTGGATGCTAACTTAACAGATATTGCAAGAATCGTAAGAGAGTCTCGGGAACAGGAATAAGTGTCTCATTTAATAAGTAATATCCCGCATTTTAATTGCTGGGTACGAAGAGAATATACACATAATCATCTTGGCTATCACGGAGAGTATTTACATGCAATCGCTATTGCGGTAAATACCATCCCAGATAGATGTTTATCTTTCCAAATCGTATTTACAGGATACGAATGGGACGAAGAAGAAGATGCAGAAAACGTACACGGTGGAGCAATGTGGGCAAGGATGCCGATAACTGCACTAATAGCAGATACTGCAAACGAAGATATGCCCGAGGGTATGGCGACGCATTTAGCGCAACCTTGGGATTGTAGTTCGCGAGACCATGAAGTAATTGTTATGGATCG